AACCAATGGGAAGGGGCGCTCCTTGACTCGCAGTGTTAACTGTATTACTAAAAATTAAAGATTCCTTTGAAGCGTCAGCGGTAATTTCCATTTGTTCGACCTCAGGCTTTGGACTTAATGCGTAAGAAATAGCCGCGAACAATACAGCTTTGGCAAGCGCTGCTAAAAATGTTCCACTTCCTAAAAAACCAATAATAGCGGAACCTACAGCTATAATTCCACTTCCTGCAACGGCTGGGACAAGATCAATAGTTGTGGGGTTATGTCGATTTTGTAATTCTTCTGTATGATTAACTCTTTTTTTATCAATTATTATTTCATACAAGCACCCCTCTTTCTGTAAGTTAACAATTCTAGCAATAAAGCCTTCATTATTAGCATCCAAAGCATGTAATACATCTTTCGAGTTGCCTACATTAAGAGGAAAGGTATGGCCGAACTCTCTAGCTAAAATTCCATGTAATCTAACGTGTGTCATACTATTTCCTTAATCCTTTCCAGTATATTTACATTCGATTCTGTTGTTTTGGGCGTATAAATATTTATTTTTTTAGTATTTAAACTATATATTAAAAATGGTTGGCAACAGTTATCTGCCATCTTCACATCAAATTCAGATTCAGATTCATCTCCCACAACATGGCTATGAAAGATACCCACCATTTCATATTCATCTTTAAACAATAAGTAATTAAGAGGGTTAATTAAAAAATAAGAGGCTGGGTCAGGGGAAATATTTTCCTCATGTTGAATTACATATTCCTTTAACTCAGGCGCATAGCCCACAAAACCACAAATTTCTCTCTTGAAATTTTTATGAGAAATATCCTTAATATAATTAACGGCCTCTCTAATATCTTTAGTATTTAGTATTTCTGCCATAACTGAATCCATCTGTTCCTGGAAATCCTCCGAATCTAGGTTTTGTTGGTGTGGGGTTAGGCACTTTAACAATCGCCCCCTCTGAGTAAGTTTCTTGCACCCCTGTGAATTGCCCACTGCCAGTTAAATGAAAACCTCCCGTGTGAATATCCGTCATTCCTATGGTAGTAGTAGTAGGAATAAAACCTGTTGTTCCGTCCCACCAAGACACCAAACTATTGTGTCCATAAAGCAATGGTTCTGTTCCATCCTCTAAACCGTCTCCCGTTCCTCCCGTTAAAGTGCTTTGCATTCCTGTGCAATCCTCATATAAACGAGGAATAAAACTTAAATTTTCCACTACGTCAACAGGTCTAATAACTTGCTTTCGTAAGTAATTTCTTTCTTGATCTCCTAATGCCCTATTCCAAAGCGCCCACGTTCCCAATTGTCCATTCATAGAAGAAGTGTGCATAGCTTCACTGTTTTCATAGCCATTAGTTGTGTTTGCATACTCAACAGCACCAAGCATAAACGTATCAGGTAAAGCTGGTTTATTGAATTCATCCCAAGTCATACCCGTTCTTTCGTTATAACTGGCAAAATTCCCCAGATTATTATCTAATCGTCCCGCATCTGAACCTTGCATATGATATAAATTTTCACCATCAACATAAATATTTAAAAGAGTATCTTCCTCTCTTCCCTCACCATTAATGAAAGTGGCTGTGCCTGTTTGATGAGTAATAATATAACAATGCCATTCAGCAATGTTCCCTTGATCTAATTTTTCTGTTTTATGTAAATTTGAAACACGAAAAGCAGAACTGGATGAGCTAGTTTTGTTTATAACATACCCCATGTGATTAGCTGTCACTCTGTCAGTTGTATAACCTACGCTATTATTACCCCTGTCAGTTGTAGCCACTCCTACATTTAAATATTTACAATTAGGCCATCTTCCATCGTCTTTTTGAGTAGTGCTGAAAATTCCCGCTCCTTTAGGAGAGTTTTCATTAATATTAACCCAACCCATTAAGGTCCATTCTCCAGTTGGACTCATCACTCCCGTAACTTCTTCAATGGTAGTATGAAATAGTCCTGTGAAATTAGGAACTCGACTGCTTTCGGGACTGTCTGCTCCTGAAATTTGTATAGTATCAAAAGTTTTAGTAACTGTATCGCCCTCTACAAAAATTAAATCGTTACTGTTATTAAATCGTTTTTTACAAGAATTTAATTTTTTACAACAACCGTCTTTTGCCCAATAACTTGGATTACCTTCGGGGCTTTGCCCTAAATTATCGTCTTTGACAGAGACATATACTGTCTTAAGGGGAACCCCACTCTCGTTGACATCGCCGCCCATCGGTGGAACTATAATACTTGGGCTTTCAATCCAAACGACACCGCTTTTTTGATAATTAACATTAGCATTCCACTTGGCTGAAGGATCAGCGATAAAATCGACAGGGGAATTTTCGGGGGGATTGTATGTAGGGACTACTCCATTTCCATCTGCATCTAAAAAAGGAGAGGCATCATCTTTTTCAACCGCCATTCCCTGATATCTGCATCCTTCGCCTCTATATTGCCAATAACAGAATTTTGCTACTACACCCCGATTATTAACACTAAAATTTTCCAAATCTAAAGGAGAATTCAATTCAAACTCCACAAATATCTTAGATTCTTGAGTTTTTCTCCCCATTATCCATGTTTCATCAGCCAGTTCAGCCTTTGGATCAGCAACCCCAAAAGGGTTTCCTCCGTCAAAATTAACATCATCTAAAAATTTAACTTGGGCTTTTTTTCTTACTATTTTAGCGTTGATTAAATCTTTATAATTTTGAAGAAAGTTGGTAATAATATTGTTTTTATTAGCTACTCTAATTTTTGGTCGAGGCAATTTACCATCGCCCAAAATGTCGAAACCTTCACTTTCAATAGCTAAAGGAAGATACTGCACTCCTTGCCATACTATAGATTCACTGAAAATACTTCCCCCATGAAACCCTAAAAATAATGACGGCTTATTAATCCTATCAGGAAAAATTCTAAACAACTCTAAGACAGCGGTGGGCTGTAGATCCAATAAGCTACTCGCTACTTTGTTTTTTCCTTCTTCCGCCATAATTTAATTTACACTTTTATTATTCTATAATATAATAAAGATGTGAAAATTACACAGCTAACGAAAGAAGATCCTCGGATTTGGCCTTATTTTTGGAAATTCTTTATCAATTCACAGCCCTATGATTTAAGTAGCTTTCGTTCTCCCCATTTAAAAAGAAAAAAAATAGAAGAACTGTTCTCTTTTTATACTAGAGAGTGCCATATTTATGAGGCTCAAAAAAATTCCAAAACAATTTTAATTACTTTTTTATCTGATTATCCGAACTTTTTAGAAGTTACTTTTTTGTTTGGGCTAAGCGAAAACGCAAGAAGCCCAGTAATAATTGAGGCTCTTCATAAAATTTTAAAAATTGCTTGCAAAAAATATAAAAAATCCTATGCAAAAAGCGACATCAGAAGAAAGCATAAGCTAAAATCTTTTAAGAAATGGATTGAAAGATACGATAAAACAGCTATTATCTTTAACGACGGTAAAAATAGTATTCTCTGGTGTAATAAAAATATTATGTCTGCAAAATTTAAAGTTGTAGGAACTAACAGCGCAACAAAACACTTAATGGGACAAGAAGCGTCTCTAGGCATTACGAGAAAAAACCCTCACTCTTTGATTAAAGAACTGTTATTCAAAGATGGAATATATCTTTTAGATGAAAAAACTGTTGACTTTCTTCCTGACCGTGTTTTAATTCACGGATTCCTTTCAGATAATAAAGAAAATGTTGGCAAAGTCGCCCTTGAATTCATACCACAAAATGAAAAGTAAACCAACTCTTTACAGAGTATATAACCGCAAAGGAGAATATCATCACGCTTACAGTGCGACCTTAGAGGGGTCACTAGCTTGGGCTATTGATTGTGCAAAAACAGTGCATGGTTCAGTTAAGGAAATCTCAGAAGACGGAACCGAGAAAGAAGTTTTTAGTTGTTTAAAAGAAATCAAATGTTCACCTTAATTAAATCTGTTTTAAAATCAGTAGAGCTTTTCTTAAAATTAAAAAATAAAAAATTTTATTATGACTTATATCTGGATCACAAAGCGAGGGAAGAGGAGCTTGTCTACCAAATTGAAGAGTTTAGGGAAAGCGGTGATAGCAACGATGCTGATCGGGCTGACATCTTGCGAAAGCACCTCAAATATCAACGTGAACAATTTGAACATCTATCAGCCTTCTACTCTAAGACTGAAGAAGAATAATCCTATTCAGACTGTCGATGGAGTTTACACACCTCAAACGAATGAGGTATGGCATTCAGATGCTCGTTATCGCAGGTTGGAAAGAGAAATTTATTCCAAATAACGAAAAAAAATAATTGGCGAGTTGCCTCGCGTAGACCTGGAAGATGGCAATAAAGGTTTATCATAGCCCTCCTGATGAAAGAATTTCGTGGGATGAATATGCTTTGGATTT